TTTTGCCTGTAACATCGTCGGTTTGGTATCCTGTTCGAATTCAGGGCTGTCTTGATCAAATTTCAGTTTGCAACGGTTCCGGCAAAGCGTACCCATTTCGGTCATCAGACTCGAAAAACTGTGCACTGCCACACCTTCACTGTTCCGCCCTGTTATAAGCAAAGCGGAAGTTTGTGAAATTGATTAGAAAAAGAAAAAAAGAGAGAAAGTCTTTTGTGGTGCGGGTTTGCGGGTGTTTTTTTGTCTATTACGGTTTTCACGAAGCATCCGGTTTTCTTCTGGATTTTTCCGTTTTTTGCAGATGGTTGGTGAAATTTTCGCCTCAAACTTCCGGCGTTTTTCCGGTTACCGGTACTCGCGGGTGAGCTTGATGATGACGCCGAGCGGCTTTTGCGGCGCGTCCGGCGTCCAGGCGATGATTCCCGGAGCGTCGCCGACTTTTGCCAGCACGTAATCCCCTTCTCGCGGCTCCACGCTCTTGTCTATAATAATATGGTCGCCCTCGGCAATGCACGAGCCATCAGGCGTCATTCTGCTTCCGATCACGTCCATCATCATCCGGTTGCCGTCGTAAACCGCATTGTACGGCGTTTTTCCCTCCTCGACCACCTGTTTTACATCCGTTCGACGCCCGTTTTCCGGCTGTTCTCCCCGCATCATTTGACCACGGCCAGTTCTTGCCCAATCAGGGTCTAATCCGAAGTCAATCAACTTGATTATTACCCGACTTGGATCAGATTTTCCTTCTAAATATCGGTTGATATTCTGCGGATGCACGCCACACGCCTCAGCCATCACAGTCTTTGACCACTGCTTTGCTTCTCGAAACGCCTGTAGTCGATTGGCTATGTCGGCGTATTTAATCAATTTGAGTGATTTTGTGATTGATTTTTATAATCAACTTGATTATATTAGTATTGTTTTGGTTATGTATTAAGATAAAAAATAACCGAAAATGGAAAAAGCGGATAAAAATCTCACCCCATTCAAAGCGCTTTTGCGGTCGATGGAAACAAAAAAGGGGAAGTATTTCGGGATTTATGCCGAGGTTGCCAGGCGAGTCGGGAAGGTTCAGCCAGTCGTCTACACAAATGTTGCGTACTCAGAGGCGTTTAACCGCGATAAGGAGGTATTTCTCCAAGTCAAGGCTGAGCGTGATGAAAGGGCAAAAGTTATTGAAGAGGCAACCGCAAAAGCAAGCTGACCATGCGTCCGGTTAGTAAAAAGAGTGCGAACCTAAGCGCGAACTTAAGTGCGAACCATAAAAAAACGGTTCGCACTTCGCAAAAGTCTTTTTGTGACAATGGGTTAGCAGAAAAAGAGGTTTGGCTGTCTGTCCAAGAGAGTGCGAACCTCAGATGCGTTTCTGTTAGAGCGATTCAAAAGGCTTGCTCGGCGAAAAAATACACCACCAGAACAGTTACAGGAATTGGTGGTCAGCGCCTCGAAATCGCTCTCTCATCACTCCCGGAAACGGCTCAGATGAAGTATCGAAAATCGAAGCTTTCGGCGCTCGATTCTATCGAAAATCTGCCGGTTTTGCACTCCGATCCGCTTGATCTTTCGGAGCTTCAAGCGCTCTATCTCGAAGCGCCGATCTACAACAAGCGCAAGTTCGACAAGTACTATCCCTTCTTTTTCGCCGTCGGTTATTTCGAGTCGCGCAGCCTCCCGACCGGGACGAAGCTCCGCAAGATGATTGCCGAGTGGAACTCAGCCTCCGAGCACGCGAAGCTCTCGGTGAAAACGGTCTATGAGATGCGCCGAGCGCTCGAAACCGATGGCTATTCGGCGTTTTTCGGGAATTATGGGCAGAATCGCGGCCAGCATCGAGCGATTTCGTCGCTTCCAGATGGCATCCGCGAGCACCTTTTCGCGACGTTCCGCCGAAACTGGCTCCAGCCGAAAGGCCCGACTCAGCAGGAATGCTACGAGATGGTGCGCGAAGAGGCCAAACACCGGGGGTACTCAGAAGACCTTTTGCCGTCATGCGCCACGTTTACCAGGGCAATTCAAGATCAACTCGAACGAGAATTCGGTGTCTCAGGCCCCGGAGCGGTCTATTATGCCCGATTTGGACAGGCCGCCTTTGACCGGAAGTACGGGAACCACGCCGACCGCGACATGAGCGGCGTTCCGGCTGGCGCGTGCTGGGTTTTTGATCATATGCAACTTGATTTGGCGGTTCGCGTCCCTGATGGTGGCGGTTTCGCGGTGCGTCGATTCTGGGTGACCGCGGTCGCCGATATGCGGTCATGGAAAGTACTCTACTACTCCCTCAATATGCGCGAACCGAGCACCGAGGACATCAAGCTGGTCTATATAGCTGCGGTGATGATCTACGGCGTCCCGGATACGGTGTACCTAGACAACGGCAAGGATTTCCGGTCGAAAGACTTCAGCGGTCAGATCCGTAAAATCCGCGTTCAATACAGCGAGCTGTATCTCGGCTCAATTCTTGGCATGACCGGCGTCAGGCGTCCACTTTTTGCTATCCCGTACAATGCAAAAACGAAAATCATCGAGAGAATTTTCAAAAAGTGGCATGAGCGGTTTGAAAAGGTCTTGCACGTCGGATATACCGGATCGACATCGGTTGATCGCGTGGAGGAGCTGGCCGCGGTCATTAAAAGCGGGAACGTGCTCCACTACGAGGATATGGCGATGCTGCTCGACGCTTACGTGTCCGTGATGAACAGCAGGAAGATGCGCCACAAGGAGGCAGACATCGATGATATGAGTCCTGACGAGATTTTCGAGAAGTTCGGAGAGGAGCGCCAACAGGTCGATCCGGAGGTGATTTACCGCATCGCCGGAGAGATGAGCAAGCCGCGCCTGATTGCGAAAAACGGATTCGAGGACGCGGTCGTCTCGAAGGTTATCGGCTACAAAGCGATGTACTGGGCCGACTGGATGTATGCCTGGCAGGGTAACGGACGCAGGGTGTACAGCCGCCGCGACACCGAAAACCCGCGCTTGGCGTGGTTCTTCAGCTCTGAAACGCACGAGTATCTTGGCGCGGCGTCGATGGACTACTTCCGAACGAACGGCCTTGCCGAGTCTGACGAGGAGCGCGCCCGCGTTGCCGATGTGATCGGAAAGACGCGCGAGCAGGGCAAGATGATCCGTGCGGCCATCAAGACAGACGGCGGGGCGTCTGGCCTCGACATCCTGATGCGCAAGGGACTCGGCAGCAAGCAGCTCGAAAACGGATCGATGCGCGTGCCCGCCGAGCGAAAGTGCACCGGCACGGATGACGTGAATGATTTCGACACCTCGTTCGACTTTTCTGGTGGCGATATGCCAGAGGAGGAGCAGGATTTCGACCCGGATGCTTTTTGAACAACTGAAAAACAGGAGCGGAAATGGCGTTCTTCAGGCTTTTCACTGCGGCGGAGGTTGAGTGCCCCTTCTGCCGAATACACTACATCATTGACACTCATTACCGTATCCACCGCTGCCCGTTTTGCAAAGAGCAGATTGTACTAAACACTGGATCGATTGACTGGAAATGCAATCACAAAAAGGAGGCTCGCGATGCTTAAAAGCTTGATTCGTTTATGGCGGCGGTTTCGCTGCTGCTGGTCTGGTTGACCGGCGTGATCTCTTTCGTTGGCCTCCCGCCGAACGTTGTGAGGGAGCTGGCGTGCTGGCAGGACAGGATTTTCTCGACGTTCGCGGCGGTGCTGCGATAAAAAAAACCTGCCTGGAGGGGGCAACCTCCGGCAGGCTCTTGTAACCATCAAAAGAACACATCAATGACACAAGTTAACAAAGAATCGCCAAACGCGAAAGCGACGCCGAACACGGCGCGGTTGCAGGCGGCGGTGCAGGAAATCAGGACAGGCGAAAGGCTCGGTCTGCGCCCGCTGGCGGAGATGATCCGTAAGGCTGCCGGGCGCGAATCTCTGGCGCACTCCGCGCTGGGCGACTGGCTGAACGGCACGTACACCGGCGAGTGGGGGCCAATCGAGGAGGCTGTGCAGGCATGGCTCGACAGCCGCGCCGAGGCCGTCGAGCTTGAAGAAAAACGGTCGTCGCTGGCAGTACCGCAGAAACGCCGCTTCGAGCGGTTCGCACAGACGGTTATGGCGCAGACGATCAACCGGGCCATCAGCACCGCCCACGCGCGCGGCGATCTCAATATTGTGGTGGCGCGGCCCGGCATGGGCAAGTCACGCTGCACGAGGGAGTACAAGGCCCGCTATTCGTCGCTGATCTACCTCCGCGCGATGGAGGGCATGACCACGCGGGACGCGGTGCGCGAGCTAGCGAGCCTTGTCGGGGCGCGGACGACTGGGTCGAACGTAGCCATTGCCGAAGACATTAAGCTCAAGGTCGGCGCGCGGCGCATGGCCTTCATTTTTGACGAGGTGGAGTTCCTGCCGATGCGCTTTGTGGGCCTGATTCGCGGTATCCGCGAAGACCTCGACGACGAGCTGGGCCTCGTGCTGATCGGGACGCCGGAGTTTTTGCAGCGCTTGCGCAGCGGCGTGAGGGAGTACGCCTACATCTGGAGCCGAGTCGATGCGGTGATGGAGGTCGTTCTGAGCGACGCGCAGAAGCGGCACGACTTTTCAGCGCTGATTTCGGCGCAGATCGGGAGCGCTCCGGATGACTTGGTCGAGGAGTTCGTGAAGACCTTCGATTCCGAGTTCCGCAAGGGCGGAAAGTTCTTCCACGGCCTGCTTCAGCGCAGCATCGAGACCAGCCAGCCGATCAGCGCGGAGCTTTTCCGCACCATCGTGGCTGAAAAGAAGCGAAAGGGGGTGATGCGATGAGCAGAGAGATATGCAGGGATTGCCGGAAGTTGACGGCGAGTCCGGTGACAATGATGGTGTCTTGGGATTATGGTGTGATCGTTGGGGAGAACGAGACGGTATGCCAGGAGTGCTGTGGCAAGCGGTACGATGCTGCCCGCTCGGCGTGGGAGCGTGAGAACGGAGCAGCTCCAATACCGAAAAACGCAAGGAAATCGAGGCGAGTCCGTAGATATGGGATCAGGGCGGAAAAACTCAAAGCGATGAGCTTCCCAAAAGATGTCGTCGATTTGGCCCTTGTCGCTGCGGGACGCTGCTGTTGCATCTGCCACAAGTTCTGTGGCGTCAGGATCGAGACGCATCACATTCGGCCTGTTTCCAAGGGGGGAGACGACAGCTTTGAGAACTGCATTCCCCTCTGTTTTGATTGCCACGCGGAGGTTGAACACTACAACGATCAGCATCCAAGAGGACGTAAGTTTTCCGAGAGCGAGCTTCGGAAGCATCGTGATACATGGTTCTCGAAAGTCGAAGAGATGAATACGCTCACGGCGCCGGTGACGATGCTGGACGGGTATGGGCCGCATGTGGTCTGCCCAAAATGCGGGAAGCAGATACACTTTGTCCGCACGGAGCGAGGGAACAAGATGCCTTGTGAGCTTGAGCTGAAGCAGGGAGATGGGCGGATGACGCTGATCGACCACAACGGGGTGATGCACCGAAAGGCGTCGGCAAAGGTGCATGGCTATGAGCCGCACTTTGGGCACTGCGATACTGGATCGCGCCGCCCGGACGGGAGCAGGACTGTAGTCATCAAAAACGAACATAACCGAAGGAGGGGGATATGATCTCTTGTGATGAGAATTGCACTTGCTGCCAGTATGCCGACACAGACAAGTGCCCGTTTGCGCTTGCAGGCGACGCGGATCAGGCGCTGGATGAGGTGTTTCTCCTGCAGATGGAGGAGGATATCGTCAAGGCTGCCGAGGCGGCGGGCGAGCCTGCTGCGAAATGGAAACAATGGGTATCGAATAGTCCCCAGTCCCAGGTGCAAGCGATAATAGGCGAGGGGTTGCAGCGGCACTTTTCGTTGCTGCTCAGGTCTCCGCTGCTTGTTAATGATGGCGCGCTGAAGGTTGGTGACGGGTATCAGCATCTGGTAGCCATCGCCGTCCATGCGATGATGCTTGCTGCGGCGGTGCGGCACGAAGTCGCCCGCGTTGAGGATGAGCACACGTTATCACGCTGCGGGATAGCTGAATCGATGGGAGGTGTGTCATGATCGATCATGTGGTTGGGGTTGCGCTTGCTGTGACCCTCGGTGCGGCGTTTGCCGCGTGGTACTGTGTTGGAGTTCTCGGCTTAAAAAACAACAAAGGAGGGAGCGATGAGGCTGAATGATCGGTTGACGCAGACAGTCCGCGACCTGGTGGACGAAGTCCTGTTCCGGTTCCCGGTGGATTGCAAGGAGGCTCAGCGCCTGATTGCTGATGCGTTGGTGCGTCAGCAGACGGTGGAGCTGGTGGTTCGGATTATCGATACAACGCTGCTCGATGATGGGCAGGATACTAAGCGGAGGGCGTCATGAGTGAGGAGATAAAGGTGCTGATCAGGCGGATGAATCTGGTCGCTGTGCGGCTGGATTCGATCGTGCCAGAGGGGGACGGGTTTGTCCGGGAGATTCGTTGGCTGGTCGATGAGCTGCTGGTAATCGCAGGCAGGACGATGTATTCTGTCGTTGTCGAGGATATGAAGGAGGGCCGGTTATGGTGAACATGGATATGATCTATGGGTTACTGGCCGCTATTGCGGTTGGGTTTGTGGCGGTATTGTGGCTGATCGGGCCGGTGCTGGCGGAAGTCTGGGGACTGATGATGCTGCCGATCGGGGACGCCATGCAGTGGGTCGCCTGCCGGTTGCAGGAGGTGGCTCGCCGGTTGTGGATGGCGGGACGGTGGCTTGAGCAACAGGGCAAAATCTACAGGAGGGTATCATGAGGGTTGTATCAATGGCGGCGGCGGAGCCGGGTGAGTCTGTTGGGTCGGTGCAGTTGCGTGCGGTGGTTGCGCAACTGAATGCGGCGCTCGATGAGGTGGCGGAGGCGGTGAAGGTGGTGCTGCAGTATGCCCGCATGGGGCTGAAAAGCAGCGATATCAGGATGGTGAAACTGGTGTTTTACACGGATAAGGAGGGATCGAGACATGGGAAAGCGTAAGCCGAAGGGGTTACTTACAAAGAAGGTTGAGTTCCGCGATGTGGCGCCTGTGCGTCGTGATGACCGGAAGGTGACGCTGTTTGAGCCGGAGTTTTTGCCGCGAGGGGTGACCTATTCGGAAAAGTATCAGTGTTACCGGGCTTACCTGCACATCGGTCAAAAGCAGGTCGCTCATGGGCTTTATGACACCAAAAACGAGGCGATCGCAGCGAGGAAGCAGTTTGAAATGCAGCATCATAACGAAAGGGGCCCCTCTGTTGTGATGTCTGAGATCGCGGGAAAGCCGGGGTATCAGGGCAAAACGCACCTCGCGCCGAAGACCCAAGAGCGCCGTGCAGCAGTTGATCGGCTCAGGTGGATGCTGCGTGATGCGGCGATGGTGATCGAGCAAGGGAAAACGGAACGCCGGACGATTATCATGGGATCACATCGCCGTATGCTTGGGCGGCTGCTTGGTGGGGTGATGGCGCAGCTCGAGTATCTGACGAACACCGGCGAGGTGCTCTTGGCGGACATGCAGCCCGCCATGCGCGATGAAGCGCGGCGGCTGCTTGGCGGTTTAGATTGATGCTTTGCGGGATGCTCGCCACATCCTGGTAGTAAGTTGACTGGTTGGCTACCGTGTCTGATGGACTGCTTGTACATAAGCTGGTGATTCTCCCCGACCAAAGGCCCGGCAGCTTCCGGGCGGAACAGGGGAGTTAATTTTGGATCGATGCGTGGTGATGGATACTGAAAGATCACGAGATATTCCGGCGTGTTGCCGTGAGTGCAAATACTATGAATGGGATTATGATGAGTACCGCGACAAAATCTACCGGTTTTGTCTGCTTGGCCTGTGGTTTCCGGTGCAAAAAAAGACGTGCAAAAGACAGCGACCATGAGCAGTTATTCTGAAATACATGTGCTGAAAAGCCGGGCGGGGATGGATGAGGGGGCGTATCGGGCTTTTCTGTCCGGGTGGGGCGTGGAGTCGAGCAAAGAGTTGTCGCCGGCGCAGTATCGCGAGGCGGTGGCGCGGTTGCGCGAGCTGGCCGGGCAGCCTGCGGTGCGGTCGCGGTCGCGGTGGACGAAGGAGCCGTATTGCAGGCTTGATGGCCGGGCGGCGGAGTGGGCGACGTGCTCGCAGCTCTACATGCTTTTTGATGGGCTCTGGCTGAATGTTACCAGGCAGACGACGCGGGCGAAGGCGATCACGGCGTTCGAGGAGTGGCTGCACAAGCGCTTCGAGATTGCGCGGATTGAGTGGATCACGAAGGAGGAAGTTGGCAAGATCAAGCTCGCGCTGGAGGCGATGGCGCGGCAGGAGGCTGGGAAAAAGAGGTGATTTTGTACATTGGTTTTACAGGATTTTCCAACTCAAAATCAGGGAGGGGATGATGAACGCAGCGCACAGGCGTTATTTTCAGTTTAAGCGCGAGATGCAGCGCCTGGAGAGTGGCGAGATGACGGCTGAGGAGGCGAAGACTATCGCGAAAGCGAGGATGCAGCGCCTCTCTGAGAGCGTGTGTATCATTGGTCGTTTGGTGCATTTGTTTTGTTCGGAGAGTGAGACTTGTGCTTCAGCCGCGCAGGGATTTTCAATAACTCTCAACAGGAGGGGAGATGACTATCGATAAGGCTATCGCGGTGCTTGATAAATCGCACGGCTATTATGATTTATCTTATGGAGGTTTTTGCGTCATCGATAGTAGCAACATCACGCCCGATGAGCTTGATGCTCTTGCGGTGCTTATCGCAAATCGTGTTACGTATCCGGTGGTTGATAATGGAGGGGATGATGGGCATCATTGATTAAGCTGGTGTGCGCACAGCCACCGAAAAAATATCAAATGCTGGATAGTCTCGAATTCCGCGAGATATTTTTTGTCCGGAAAGTTGGGTCGGAAGTTGTTATAGCTGACGCAGATAGTGGAAATTTTAGGATGTCCCTGTCGCTTGAACAGCTCCTTCTGCTTAGCGAAGAGCTGCGAGACCTTGCGCAAAGCGGGGTTGATCGGTAGTGGCTCTGGTATCACAACACAAAAAAACAGGAGGGGATGATGGCGGCAACGTATAAAACGCCTTGGTGGGTGTGGGGGTTGATGGGCGTCGCGGGCGTGATTGCGGTGGCGAACATCGAGAAACCGAAAGATGAACCGCAGGCGGTGCAGGCTATCGCGGTGTATGATCAGGACAACTCGATTGATGCATTGTTTATGATGCAGCGTTTTGTGAAAGGGCGGCTCAAGTCGCCGTCTTCGGCGGAGTTTCCGAACCCCTACGACCGTGATGAGCGCGGAACGATTGTCCGGAAGGAGGGACAACGCTATTTTATCACCTCGTGGGTCGAGGCGCTGAACCCGTTCGGGGTGAGAATCAGGACGCAGTACGCGGGGAGAGTTTTGCAGGTTGACCGGGGAAACTGGCAGTTGATCGAGCTGGAGTTCATCCGCTGATTTTAGATCGTCCAAGAACTGTAAAAAGCCCGGTTAATCGCCGGGCTTTTTGCTTTTACGCTGGGAGTCGGAGGTGTTGCTTGCGCTTGGTTTTCCCGGAGAGCCTGCCCTGGACGACGCGGATGTGCGTGCCGGTGGCGCGGGCGATTTCGCGGGTGCTCAGGCCTTGCAGGTCAAGCTCGGCAATGCGATCGGTGAGCGGGTCGATTTCCGGGCGATAGACCGGGATGTAGGTGGGGAGCTTATCAAAAGCTCGCCAGAAATCGAGCGCGGCCTCGTGGCTGATGTGCGCGGCGATCCATTGCAGCGCCTCGCCGGGGAGGGCTTGCAGGGGGTTTGATGTAAAGAGGTCGAGCTGGTCGAGTGATTGTTCGCGGTATTTCGGGATATACAGATTCGGTTCGCCGGAAAACCGCTCCCAGAAGGCCATCGCCTTCGTTTTCCCGTGGTGTTTTGCGATCCAACTCAGAAACTCGTTTTCGGTCGCGATTCTGGGCATATCCGTTTGGTCTGATGCTTGGATATGGTACAATTAAAGTAAATGCGGCGACTTTTCCAAAACAGGCTACTTCGGTAGGCGCTCGATGACTATCTCCTTGACCTCCTGCTCGGTCTCCGGCCACTGCGAAAGGTCGTTCGGCAAGACGGGGCGCATCGGGAGTTTACCGGATCGCCCGTCCGGCCACTGGTGATACTTGAGATGTGCCGCGCTGGTGAGGTAGAGCGCGCCGCTTTTGACGTCGTAATCGAGGCTCTGGCGGAGCTGGCCGGTGGCGACCATCGGCGCTGACGCCTTTTTGTAGCGTTTCAGCTTGGCCGCGATGGTGCTGGCTTTGAGCGGTGCCCATTTCGGCTTTCCGCCCTCGCCGAAGTGCCGCACGGAGTCGCTGACGAGCACCTGGCCGACTTCGCGGAGCGTGGCCGGGTCTTTGAGGGCGCGCTGGACGCGCTTCGGGTAGTCCTCGACATACTTGACGGCTTCGCGCAGGCCGCGAAAGGTGAGGTGGATGAAGTCCGGTGTGGCGCTCATGATGCTTGCCGTTTGGCGTTGGCCTCGGCGGCGGCGAGGCGGATGGTTTCGAGGTGATAGTCGCGGACGGCGGCCCACTTTGCGTCCGGCGTGGCGTCGGTGCCGATGCGCAGGCGGATCGCTTTTTGCACGGGCGGCGGGATCATGCGCCACGCCTCGATTTTCCCGGACTGCGGGAGATCGTCGAAAAAGTCGAGGGCGATGGCCTCCATGATCTCCGCATCGGTCAGAGGCGTGATTTTGACAGCGAGATAGGCCGATGCCTGCGCTTTTTCTGGCTTAATGTCCGCAAGCACGCGGTTGACGATGGTGTTGGCTTCCGGCAGGTTCGGTAGCGGCTGCCAAGCGTGGCCGGTGCCGAGTGGAAAGCTGGTCTTTTTGACCGTCCGCGTCCACTCCTCCAGCTCACCGGCGGTGATGCGAAGGCTTTTGAGCAGGTCGAAAATCTCGTCAGCTGGATTGACTGGCTTTTTCCCTGATTGCGTGACATGCAGATAATAGCGCCCGAAGCTATCCTCGACCTCGCGGATCGCCGCGCCGATCTCCTCGGTGGTCGCCACGCGGATGAGCTTGCGAGCCTCCTCGGTGGCCTGCGCCACGCGGGCAGCGGTCTGCGGCTTTCTGTGCAGGAGCATCTGCATCTGCTCCTCATGCTGCCGGAGCACCATCAGGCGCGAGGAGATGATTGTTGTGCGCGGCGTCGGCGTGTCGCGGCGGGTGTAGAGTTTGGGGGTCATGGGGTTTTATTTAGTCGCGTGGAGGATGTTACGGGTTTTGTTATACCTAAGCAGTTGCGTTGCCGCGTTTTATTTGTTTGACGGTTGTTTGATTGTTAAAAAGGGAGATCGTCCTTTTGGATATCATTCGTCGGCTCTGGCGCAAGGCTCCAGCCTTTTTTGGTCAGCTTACGCGCGAGGTCGTCGCGGAAGCAGTACGTCGTGCCGCGCGAGCAGAAGATCAGGGCATAACCATCGTCGGGCCGATGTGCCGCGATAGGGATCGAAAGCCGACCGGTATCGGGAAGGTGTGGCGTGTACATAGTTTATCCCTCGTCATTTGCCGCATGGTGCGGGGTTGTTGGGGTGGACGTAGCCGTCGCAGCCACCGGGGAAAAGTTTGCACTCGCCGCAGGTTTTTGGCGCGGTGAAGATGTCGCGCAGGCAGTCGGCGCAGACAAAAAGCACTTCGCTGGTACCGGTGATCTTGCATAGCGTCAGATGTGTGGCGCGGTTGCTGTCAGCTTCGACGGTGCCGCAAAGATCGCAGTGTCTCATGGCGTTGTTCCTCCTGTTTGGTTTGTTGGCGTTATCGGTTCAGGTTTCGATTTCAGCAGCTCCGCGAGCTTATCGGTGATCATCGCGACGCGGTCGGGGCTGAGGGTTTTGAGCTGCTCGGTCAGGTAGTCCTCAAAGCTCTTGATCTTGTTGCCGAGGAACTCGGCGTTCCCGAGGTTGGCGCGCATCTCCGGCGTGATCTTGCTCGGCCCGGTGATGCCGAGGCGCTTGGCGCGTCGGGCGCTGACCGAAATCGCGCGGCATCGGCACCGGAAGCCGAGCGGCGGGTAAAACTCCCGGTTCGTCGCCGGGAAGATTTTGCCGTCGAGCACGCGGTGGCTGTCGCGAACACGCTCGTCGTGCGCCGTGCTGTACTCCCAGTACGGAAAGCTGTCTGCCATTTCGGCCTGCTTGGCATAGCTCCCGGCCCCGTATGCCATGCTCGTTTCGGTGCGGAAGATCGTCTCGGCATGGAAGTTCGACAGCTTGGTGTAGCCGAGGCGGTCGAAGGTCTTGTCGAGCGTCTTTTTCCACTTCTGGAAGCCTATGCCCTGCGCCAGCGTGTCCGTGAGGCTTGCGCTCACTTCGTCGGCAAGCTCCTGATCGGTGATGAGCGCTGAAACGAAACCTTTGAATTTGTGGAACTTGGCGGCGTCCGCGTTGCCCCAGCTTGTCGGAATTTTCAGCTCCGGATCGGCGGCGAATCCCTGACTCGCCTCCTCGCGCTCGATGTCCGCCATCTCTGCGGCTTTGTCGGCGTAGCCTTTGCGCCACTCGGCGTTCAAGGCCTGTTCAAGGGTCGTGCTCCAGGCGTCGATAAAATCCGGATCGGGGGCGGCGGCGAGCAGCTCTTCAGCGCTCGCCGTCAGGGCTTTTTTTTTGCGGCCTCCACTGCGTTGAGTAGCCCGTCAAGCCCTTCCCCGTAGCCGCTTGACGTGGCCGCAAAGCCCGTGCCGGTCGCGTTGGTGACGGGTTGCTTCGGGATAAAGTCGTCCTTTTCGTAGCCGCGCCGAAGCAGGAGCTGCTCGGAGATGGTGAAGTCGCCAGCCGTCGCGTAGATTTGATCGATCTCTGCCTGCTCTTTGGTCGTCTCAGCAGGCTTGGTGAGCACAAAGCGGATCACCTCCGCGTCGCTGCCGGGCAAGGTGTTGACCTCGCTGATCCAGCGCAGGATCGTGTTGAAGCCGTGCTCGACGAGCGATTTACCGACCGCGAGCGCGTCGTCGCGGATGTCCGCGCCGGTCTGCGAGCTGGCACGCGCGCCCGAAGCGTCGTTCTTGTCGAGGAGTTCGGTTCCGAGATAAAGTTTGTTGATCTTGCCGACGACGAGCTTCTCAAAGGCGATGTAGGTGTCGCTCGATGAGCTGCGGCCTTTGTTCTCAACGAACTCGATCTGCGTCCCCTCCTTGAAAACGGCGGCGGCACGGTTGCGCAGCACCATCAAGGCGGAAAGCGTCGCATCCTGGAATTTCTGGTCGGCGCTCGACGGCACCTTTCCAATGATGAAGTCGTGGCCGAAGCGCTCGATGAAGCGCAGGAGCCACTCGAAATTCGAGTACAACCCCATGACGTACCAGTAGAGCGTGTCGAGCAGGCCGACGCCGTAGGGGTTGAGGTAGCTCGCCTCGTGCTGAATGAGCAGGAAGCTGCGCGGGTACTCGCTCTCCGGGTCGTCGCCACCGCAAAGTACTCCATCGGCGACGCCCTGCTTGCGCAGGCGGAGCCGGTTGCCCTGGTCGAAAAAGAACCATTCGCGCGGCTTTTCCTCAATTCGGATCGGCAGTATCCATTTATCCACCTTGCCCCACACCACTTCGAGCACGGCGTACCCGTACTCCCGCGCCGAGACGATGCCGCCGATGATGCGCGGCAGGTCGAGCGTGTTGAGCACGCCTTGCAGAAACTCGGCGCGCGCGCCCTGCGTGGTGCTCTGGCTCAGGTCGGGGATCAGCGCAGCGATGCCCGACTTGTAGTTCAGCGACGCGGCGGCCACGTCCGGCTGGCGGCGCACCTGGTCGAAAGCGGTGATTGCCTTCGAGATGGTCGTGAGCGTTTTGCTCGGATTGGTGAGCTGCGCCGTGGCATTCATCAGCCCCTCGACGAGCTGCCTCGTGGCGATTTCGCTCGCGCCCGGAAGCGTGGAGAGGATCGGGTTCCCGTTTTTATCGAGGATCATTGGCGGTACTGGCTAAAGCTGTTGATGATGTCGCCCGCGAGGCTGCCGAGCGCGGAGAGCAAGCCGCTCGGCTGCTCCTGCGGGAGCGGTCGATTCGTCTGCTCGATGATGTCGTCCATGCTCCCTGTCGCGCCTTCTGCGGCGTGGACAGCGAGCGCGATGGCAGTGTAAAAGTCGCCGTGACTGTTCTCGTCGGTTTCGTTCTTTCCGGCGACATACCTGATGTTCCCGGCGTCGGTTTTCTCTTTGCGGATCGAGTGGAAGTCGTCGCGGATCGTGTCGTCTGCAGGGTAGCGGAGCATCTTGTCGAGCATCAGCCGCAGCACGGCATAGGCGAAAATCTCTTTGAGCTTGAGGCTCGCGTCAATGCGCTCGACGGCGTAGGAGCCGTGGCGCTCTTGCAGGCGCTCCGAGGTCTCGCGACCGATGCCGCGATTATCGATGCACGTCCGGCGGTGCTTCGGAAGCTTGATCCACTCGCTCACGCAGTCCTGCTGCACCTGGAAGCGCATCCCGTCAAGCGCCACGATGGCGCGGACGAAGCGGATTCCTGCGAGATTTTCGAGCAGGCAGATGACGGTGTAGTTGACATCGCGGCCCACGTCCTCGCCGATGTATAGCTCTCCGACGGCGTGCTGGTGGGCGTGCTGCGCGACCTTGCGGAAGTACGCGAGCGCCTCCTGCTCTTCGCCGCTGCCTTTGAACTTCTTGACGCCATCGAACGGGAACCACAGGGCGTCGTCGTACTCGCACTGCACGATCTGGTCGTAGATGAAGAAGCTGCCTTCCTCATCCTCCGGGATGCACATGTACTCCTGATTCCAACGCCGGATACCCTCCTCCTGCTCTTTCTGGCGCAACCACTCAGCCCGCTCTTCGGCGCTGAACGGCTTTTTATAAATCTTTTCGAGCATTCCCTCATCGACCGCCCGAGTGATCGGGATAGTATGGAGGTTCCAGTCGTCGCCGAGCAAGCCCTTTTTGTACTTGATGATGAGCTTGTTGAACTCGGAGGTTTTACCTTTGTGCGTCGAGCAGATCGTGATCGGCTGACGCCACATGCGGCTCGGCAAGAGCGCGTCGAGCACGTCCGCCTGCTGCTTGTGCAGAGCGAACTCGTCGGCGATTTTATACCCGCGCCATCCGCGCCAGGCGTCCGGGTTGCTCGAAAGCGCAGTCACTTCGCGCCGGTTCGGGAATTTGACGTGGTAGGTGCTGACGGCCTCTTTTTCGCCCGTCTCGGCGTTTTCGGTGACGGTCTCGTCCTCGTATATCGCGTCCGGGACGCTTTTGATGAGGCGGAAGAGCTTGGCCCATGCCGCTGTGTCCTGGATAAACTGCTTGGCGAGGAGCTTGGTCTTGGTTCCGACAAACGTGTCCCAGCGTCCCTCAATTCCGGTGATTTCGCGCGCTTTCTCTGCGAGCGCCCACGAAATACCCTCCTGCCTGCCTTTTTGGATCAGGTCGGCGATGTGACGGTCTTGAATGACGTCGAGCTGAAACGGGAGAAAGATTTTCTCCATCGGCAGCTTCGTGTACTGCGAGAACTCGTCGGGATGTCGGGATTCGGTTGGCATCAGCGGAGCAGGCCAAGTTGCGCGAGGGTCTTCGCGATTTCGTCGCTGGCGGCCTCAAGGCGCTCGGCGGCGGCGGTTTTATCCGGGTCGCTACCCGATGGCGCGGCGGCCTCTTCGTACTCCTGCAAGCGGACGAGGCCGGGTGCGACGCTTTTCACGAAGTTCAGCAGGGCCGGGTTCGGTTCGCCGTCTTCGTCGAGCACCTTGATGATGCGGTCGAGGAGCTTGTCCATGACCTTATGCAGCTTCTCGCTGCTCTTGGCCTGTATCTCCTCGATGTTCTCGCGCTGTTCGGCCCACTTGCCGTCCTTCGCCCACTCGCGGAGCTGACGCTCACTGACCGGGGTTCCGGCTTGCTTAAAGTGGGTCTCCATCTGCTCGAAGGTGTGGCGCTCCATAAAAAGCTGCCGAGCGACCGGATATAATTGGTCTCGCTTGGCCATTATCCGTAAAGGCTTTCGTGGAGGGCGTCAGCGTCATTTTGCGCCTGCTTCGCCTCGGTCACGATGGCGTGGTAGTCCTGCGCCGCTTGAAGGAGTGCGGCTGTATCGACGCTAAAGGGGTCGGTCAGGCCGCCCGCGTTACGGATTTCGATCAGCGTCCGCTGGCCCTGCGCTTGCGCCCGGAGCGTGCGGATTTTCTGGCTCAACTTTTCGAGTTCGTCCTTTGCGACGGCACGTGCTTCCTTGCTCATGAGGCTTTTGCTTTTGCGGTGTTGCAGTTGATGTGGTTGCGGCAGCGGTCTTCGAGGATTTTTGAGAGCTTGTCGAAGATTGCCGTCTGGTTTCGGTCGCTCGTTTTTTGCCGCTCGATTACGGCTCGCATAAGGTCGGTCTGGTCGCGGTTGTCTTCGAGCGCGGCGCTGAGGAGCTGCATGTCTTTGTCTCGGGATGAGGAGACCTGGGCAATCATATCCTTGTAAACGGTCGAGGTATGCAGCTCTCTGGCCGTCCACTTCTCGTTTTCGCCCCTGATGTAGGCTGTCCATTTCTCTTGTTCGCCCGCCATATAGGACTTGCCAAGCCAGAAGAGCACGGCGCAGACCACAAGCAGGCTGAAGAGCACAATGGCGAAAATGCCGAGGATGCTGGTGATATCAATAGCGGTCTTGAAAAAGCCGGGGTCTTTGGTAACAGTCGTAACGACGGCGGTCAAGTCTGGCATTACTGCGGGGGTTTGGTTGCGAGTCAAGCGCCGTGGTGCGCCTTTCATTTCCGAAAGTTAATTGCTCTACAACTCACTGTAAAACGAATGGTTATCGCCGAACCAGATTCATTTACGGGGCCGGAAATACGGTGTTATCATACTGGCATATCGAAGGGCAAAGTGCCCGATTTGACCAAGCTTTGAACACAGATTTTCCAGTATGCCGAAGCCGCCGTTTGACCGGTTCAAGATTTTCAAGACCGGTGCCACAAAAAACAAGCATGTGCCCGTCGTCAGCGATGAGCTGATCGAGCGCGTCTTTTCTGCGACAAAGGACAAGTCGCCGAAAGAGATACCGCTGGTGCTCGGCGTCGGTGGCCGCCATCCAAGCGATAACCTGCCGCTCATCGGCTACGCCGACCGCGATAGCCTCGAACTGAGCGAGACACCCGGACAGCCGAAAACGCTGTCGATCAAACCCCTCCGCTTCGCGGAGGACCTCAAGTCCGCGATGAAGAATCAGGGGGTGGACAAGGTGTCCATCCTTTTGCCGCCCGGCGAAGACTTTATCGAGCACATCGCTTTTCTCTCGAACCCCGCCGTGGAGCTGGGGACGGCCTTCGGCGCGGACGATGAGCAGGGTATCGCTTTCGGCTTCGACGAGCTTGGCAAGCCGCTCGAACGGGCGTTCGGTTCCGAGTTCCGCTGGGAAGTCGGCTGGCGCTTCCGTCAGCTCGGCGACTGGCTGCAAACCCTGCGCGACAATTTGATTGCCGACAAGGGCGTCGAGGAAGCTAATAAACGGATGCCGCAGTACCAGATCGACAATCTCAAGAGCGATCTTCCCGAAGACCAACCAGTGCCGACCGGTGACGTACAGCTCGCAACCGGATTTTCTGAACAAAACCATGATGAGATGAAACCAGATGAACTTGCAGCCTTGCAGGCGAGAGCCGCGCGGGCAGATGAGCTGGAGAGTGAAAACGCCACGCTCAAGACCGACAAAGAGGCGCTCGCCAGAAAGCTTTCCGACCAGCAAGCCGAAGAGCTGGCCCGCGAGGTCAAAGCCTTCTGCGATGCCAACGCGACGCGCCTCGGTAAAGAGCGCGACATCTTCGAGGGTATCCTGCTCGACCTGTACACCGCCAAGCCGCGCGCTTTCAGCGCTGCCGACGGCACCACGCAGGAGCGCTCCAGCTACAACGAGATCAAGCGCATTATCGCCGCCCTGCCCGAAAAAGTGGCGCTCGGAGAAGTCGCCGTCAAAGGCAAAGGCTTCGGCGCGACGGAGGGCGCGACAGAGGGTGAGACTGACTTGGCGACTGAGACTCTGGTGGCTCAGTATGTCGCAGTGCGCAAATAAAATTATACCAACACTTTCCGGAGATTCTTATGCTTTTAAACAAGGCGTCTGCCAGCGATGAGCTGACGACAATGGTCGTTGCAGAGCTGTTCAAATACTGCCCCGCGCTGTCTTACCTCCACTTTTTCAAGGAGCCTGGAAACGGCACGACCGAGCCGTATGGCGCTGATGTTGATGGGACTTTCGAAAACCGCGCACTCGGGTCTGCGTTTGGTAGCGCAACGCTTGCTCCGGCATACGGCACCTTTACCCTCAAGATTATTGGCAAGACGATACAGCTTGACGTCGCTTATGAGGATCGCTATTTCGGCAATGTGGCGGCTGCGGCGGCAGGGATCGCAAGCGAGTTCAGTCGCCAGTTGAAAAGCTGGGCTGAAAACGCAGGCCGGAACCTGATGTACAAGATCCTCAACGACACCTCCGCAACTGCCAACCAGTTCAACGGAATCAGGAAAATTATCGCCGACCAGGTCACGGCCGGTGACTCGACGCGGGTGATTTCGTCCGGGACAAACGGTCATCAGATCGTCCTCGGTAGCGACAACGCGGCTACGCTCAGCCAACAGAAGTTTATCGAGTATCTCGATCAGTTAATCGATTCGGTCGATGGTGGTGCTGATTACATCCTGATGGATAACGCGCTTTTGACTCGATTGAGTTCTGTGGCAAAAGGGTTGTGCACCGTGTCTCTCAACGATTGGGGCGCAAAGGTCGGTGACTACAATGGGACTCCAATAGTTCCGACCAGCCGGAACTATGACGGCACCCGCATTATCCCGTTCACCGAGACGGTCGGTACCTCTACGGACTGCACGAGCGTGTTCGCTGTGAGGTCCCGCGAGAAGGCGGGTTTGACCTGTATGACCACAAATTCTGGTCTGTTCGTGTACCCGATGAAGCAGGTGGGTAATTTTTACCAGGTGATGCCTCAGTTGCAGATGGATATGGCAGCGCTCTCGAAGCGTTGCGTCGCTCAGCTCAAGGGTATCCGTATCTGATGCAGTACACCGATCAGGCCTATCTGGAGGGGGGGCTTCCCCCCTCAGGAAAACGCCCACAATCGACGATCAGGATGGCGAGACGGGCAAAGGGACGCGATAAGGGGAGTTAGGTGGTTTTGTACAGGTTTTTTACAGGTTTGAACACTATCGAGGGCGCGGCATCCAATGGCTAATTTGATCTACACCACGGTTGACGACTTCTTGGCGATGATGTCCGGGCAGGCTTTGACTGAGCTGACGGACGATTTCCGCACGGGTGAGATCGATACCGATGTGCTCGCCAAGGCTGAGGCGCAAGCTATCGCTGAGGTCGAGCGGTACGCGGCGCAGTACTACACCCTGCCGCTCGCGTCGGTTCCATCGGTCAAGGCGCTGGTGCTCCCGCTGACCAAGTATTGGCTGTATGCCCGGCGCGGCACTGTCCGCGATGATGTGCGAGAGATGTACAAGGCAACGATGCGTAGCCTCGAAAAGCTCACCGCCGAAAGCCTCGGTTTGCCGGGCATCGAGCGGGCCGCCGGTGACAATGCCGGAGTGTCGGTATCGAGCGAGGATGAGCGCTTCGGAAGCAATTTTATGAATCTTGACTTATGACGGGTTTGCCAGTAATCGGCGGAATAGTTGATAGCATCGGCGACATCGTCAGCCGGTTCAAAAGCTCGGACGAGGATCGTCTGCAAAAGGCGGCGCTCGAAATGGAGCCTCTGCTGACGCAACTCAGGACGAACCTTGCTGAGGCGCAGCACCCGAGTTCGTTCGTGGCTGGCGCTCGACCTGCCGCTATCTGGGTATGCGTTATCGGCCTTTTCTGGCAGGTGGTGCTCTATCCGATAGTGACGTGGGTGTGGGCGTTTTTGCACATGCAGGGCGCACTACCGCCGTCGCTCAACATCGAGGTGCTCAATACAATGCTTTTCGCACTGCTCGGTATCGGCGGCATGAGGAGTTTCGACAAGGTGAAAGGAACGGATACAAAACAGATGTCGCGATGAACAAAACTTTTAAGCAGTTATTAATGGCTGCGCTGATCACGCCTTGGATAATAGCGATTTTGTCGTTGCTTTCCGGCTGTTCTGCTATGCGTATTGAAAAGCCAATGACGGGGCGCGACCGGCTGGCTTACGCCATAGCTGGCAATTCCAGCGCGAGAATTAAGGCAGGTGGGTCGGTTAAAGCTGGAACGATCGGCATGGACACGGGTAAAACTGTGTTGATGGCGACGGATAAAGCGCGCCTGTTGCTCGACCTTGCCGGGGCTGACCTCGGGGTACCTGTGGGGCGCCCTGCCGGGGCGGCTGGCGTGCCTCGCTCCATGGCGGGGACGGATATAATTGATACGATTGTTACTGAGACGATAAGCGCCACGGAGGCGCTCCTGCCGGTGCGGACGGTCTCGACGATGATCTCGGCAGCGCACGCCTCCGGGGAAGACCTCACCGATGAGGCGATGCTTGCGGTGTACGGCATGGATGACGATGCTCGTGCGGGCCTTATCAAGACGCTGGAGAGCAAGTAAGCCAGTATGAGCCTCATTACCGACATCTCCGATGCGCTGATTGCGCGGCTTTCTGCCCCGGTTGCTGGTGCTGACGACCTCGTCGTCGTCCGCAAGCGGGGCGGCGTTGATACGCCGGTGCCGCTGCCGGTCGAGGCGTACCCGTCGAAGGTGACTGAGACTGAGATCAACCGCCTCTCCAGCGAGGGCGCGGTGCTTGTGCGCTACATGGGTCAGAAGCGCCAGCAGGTTCGCCGGGGGCGTGGCCGCGCGGCGTTCCTCCTCGAAACGGACGCCGCCCTGGACCTGGACTTCGAGGCGCTCGAGGCCCAGGCCGAGGCGGCTGCCGAGGAGCCGTCGCCGGAAGAGCGGCCTAAATACATCACCAACTACATCGGCTCGAAGCAGAAGCTGGTCGACTGGATTTGGAAACACACGCCGGAGGGGGTGGAATCCGCGGCCGACGCCTTCTCTGGTTCGGCGGTCGTGGCCTACATGTACAAGACCAAGGGCCTGCGGGTCCTGGCCAACGACCGGCTGCGCTACTGCCACCACGCGGCCCGGGCGATCATCGAGAACGACAAGGTGCGTCTCTCCGATGAGGACCTGGAGGCGCTGCTCGCGGACAACGCGAAGGCCGGAACCTTCGTCCGGGACAACTTCAAGGGCATCTTCTTCGCCAAGGGCGTCCACGGCCTGATCGACACGATCCGGTCGAACATCGACAAACTCTCGGGTTTCAAGAAAGACATCGCTCTCTTCGCCCTGGGCAAGACCTGCATGTCCGGCAACAAGGGCGGCTTCGGGCATTTCTCGTCGTCGACCCGCTACGGCAAGCGCGAGGACACCCCGGAGGAATTCAAGGAGCGGCTGCGCAAGAACGTGGCCCGCATCAACGCCCTCGTTTTCGACAACGGCAAGGCGTGCAAGGCATCCCGCAAGGACATCAACGACTTCCTGCCGGAGGCCAAGGCCGACCTCGCCTATTTCGATCCGCCTTACGCCACGAAGTTTTCGACCACCAATTACGAGAAATCCTACCACTTCGTGGAAGGACTGATGACCTATTGGGAGGGGCTGACCCTTGTCGAAGACTCCAAGACCAAACACTACGAGACCGACCACAAGACCGTGACCCGCGCCAACGCCGCGGAGTTCTTCGAGTCCTTCCTCGGCAATGCCAAGCACTTCCCGCACTGGCTCATTTCCTACCGGGACCATGCCTATCCGAACGAATCGGAAATGCGACGGATCATCGCCTCCCTGGGACGGGATTCGTCGATGCGCTCCCACGATCACCATTACGCCATCACATCCCGGCACGGCGAGGCGGCCCACGCCAAGGAACGTCTGTTCATCTGCCGCAGAGCCGAGGGCGCGGAGCGGTCCGCCAAGGCGTCCACAGAGGACAGCCTGCGGGCAGAAGCCGTCTGGGAGGAAACCGAGAATGAGGTCCGCTACCGCGTCCGGAACCCGGACGAGTTCGAACTTTCCGGCTGTTCTGCTATGCGTATTGAAAAGCCAATGACGGGGCGCGACCGGCTGGCTTACGCCATAGCTGGCAATTCCAGCGCGAGAATTAAGGCAGGTGGGTCGGTTAAAGCTGGAACGATCGGCATGGACACGGGTAAAACTGTGTTGATGGCGACGGATAAAGCGCGCCTGTTGCTCGACCTTGCCGGGGCTGACCTCGGGGTACCTGTGGGGCGCCCTGCCGGGGCGGCTGGCGTGCCTCGCTCCATGGCGGGGACGGATATAATTGATACGATTGTTACTGAGACGATAAGCGCCACGGAGGCGCTCCTGCCGGTGCGGACGGTCTCGACGATGATCTCGGCAGCGCACGCCTCCGGGGAAGACCTCACCGATGAGGCGATGCTTGCGGTGTACGGCATGGATGACGATGCTCGTGCGGGCCTTATCAAGACGCTGGAGAGCAAGTAAGCCAGTATGAGCCTCATTACCGACATCTCCGATGCGCTGATTGCGCGGCTTTCTGCCCCGGTTGCTGGTGCTGACGACCTCGTCGTCGTCCGCAAGCGGGGCGGCGTTGATACGCCGGTGCCGCTGCCGGTCGAGGCGTACCCGTCGAAGGTGACTGAGACTGAGATCAACCGCCTCTCCAGCGAGGGCGCGGTGCTTGTGCGCTACATGGGTCAGAAGCGCCAGCAGGTTCGCCGGGGGCGTGGCCGCGCGGTCGAGGATTCGCGGATGCTCTTTGAGGTACTGGTGCTCTCCCGCGAGCTGTACCCCGCTTCGCAGGCGACGGGCGTCTATGAGACGCTCAGTATCGCCGCAGACCATCTCCGGTTTTTCACCCCTGCCGGCGCGGTTGGTATGTGCGAGCTTGGCGAGGAGACACTCCTCAGTGAGTTCGGCGAGGAGGTTTGGCAGTACGGTCTGCTTGTCACCGTCCCGGTTCAGCGCTGGACGTATCTCCCGCTTCCAGTTGCCGACGAAACGCACGTCCGCGAGCAACTCTTGACGGCGGTGTCTGACCTTCTCCAGATCTATGAGGTCTTTGTTGGCGTCGGGTCGGAGCTGGCGCTGATCGCGGACGAAATGCCGGAAATCGTTTTTTCCCTGGGCGACGAGGGGCTTTCTCCAGACGACGACAGCCTCGGTGCGACAATGCGCGTCGCGACGCTGACGGTCAAGATCGCCACGCGCGACGACCACGCACCCGAAGCCAGCTCGCTTCTGGCGGAGGTCGAAAGGCGGCTCTTCGTCGATGGAATCGCTGATGGATTGATCTTTGGCGGCCTCGCTCGTTCGTTGACCGTCGGGCCGGTATCGAGCCGGTACGTGACCGGCGGAGTGATTGATTACACAGAAACCGTGGCGACCTACGAAGTCGCCTATAAATGCAAGGATGGCTATGCCGAAAACGCAATCTGACCGCTCGGACGGGATGTCCGAACTTGTCGCCACCGCCGAGGTAGTGGAGGAAAAGTATATCACCTTGATCCACCCTGGGACAGGTGAAGAGCTACCTACCGTCGAATGGGTGGCGAAGGAACTGCTGAGACAGGGGTGGAAACGCAAATCAGAAATCGAAAAGGAGATGAAATAATGGCAGTACAGACAACAAATGTCGCCGCCCTCTATTTTGGGACGACGAACTACGTTAAGGGGATTACGTCTCTGATTGAAGACGATCCGGAAAACGTACCGAGATACTCGGACGCGTTATCGGATTCAGCTCCGGTCTTGCTCACCGTTGGCCCGCCTCAGTCGGGTCGGGCAATGACCCTTGAAGTGGAGATTGACAGCACCGATACAAACGGGCAGGTTGCGCTTGATACTGCAAAGACGTCTAAGGCGAAAATCACCGGGGCCATCTATTACCCCTACGGAAAGGTCACGGGGAACCCTCAAAAGACCGGGGATATCTACGTGTTGACGTCGGGGTCTACGGGAAGCACCGGGAACACGTCAAAGGCCCGTAAAAAGCAGTATAAGCTGCTCTGGGCGGCGGAACCAACGCCCGGGACGGTGCCTTGATACACCAAAAAGGCGCGGCTCACACCGGAACCGCGCCTTTTTTTGCATTCGTTTAACAACCATTTAACGTCAGTAAATCAATGGCAAATTCTCCTTTTTTTGATCAGCTCAAGGCGAGTGTTTCGGTCTCTCCGAAGCGCTCCTTCAAACTTCCCGACGCGCTCGGCGGGAGAACGGTCTTTTTCAAGACGACCAGCGTCGCCGATCAGGAGCACGCGATCGGGATTGTTGGGCCAAACGCTTCGGCTCTGCGTTCCTGCATCGCCCTATTTGTCACCAAGTCGCTTGGTAAAGATGGTCGTCGGCTGTTCGGGCCCGACCCCGAAAGCGAGAATGAGGCTGTCGAGGAGATGGTCGGCTGGCCATGCGCAGATTTCTTCGTCAGGCTCTCGAACGAGATGGCCACGTCGCCCTACACGGTCGATGATGCAAAAAACGCCTCTCCGGAGACCTTGCCCTCCGGTTCTGGTTCTTCCTCGCACGCGAGTTAGGGCACGGGAGCGTCGCGGCGGCGCGGCAGGCTATCGATCACGACGAGTACCTCCACTGGTGGGCTGACTACTCGGATCGATGGGAGTGGCAGGAGTGGAATCTGATGTATGAGGACGCCGATTTGTACGACACGGTGATCCGCAGAAAGTATAACCTCGGAGAAAAACCGAAATGAGTAGTGGCGGCAAGGATTTACTGGTGCAGGTGCTCTTTAAGGGCGACGCCTCGGCGTTGCCTGTGCGCCAGTTCGCCGGTGATCTGAACGCCGTCGAAGAGGCCGGGGGCCGCGTCAACACCACGCTCGCGGGCATCGGCCCGGTAGCGACGGCGGCGCTGGCCACGGCGGGTGTAGCTGCGGCCACGGCCCTCGGTGCGGCGCTGCTGGATGCGGCGGACGCGGCGGCGAAGGCTGAACGCAAGGTGCTCGAAATCGGCACGCTCATGGGTGGCCTGTCCAAAGGGCAGGTGCGCGACATGAGCGACGAGCTTGGCCGCCTGGCTATAACGACCGGACAGTCGTTTGACTCGCTTGCCAAAGCCAAGTATGACATCGTATCGTCTGGCTTTGCCGACGCGGCTCAATCTGCGATGGTGCTTGATGCGGCGTCGCGGTTGGCTGTCGGTGGAGTGGCTGATGTTGGCGAGACGGGCAAGGTCGTCACGGCGATCCTCAACGCTTACGGGAAAAGCGCCGGTGACGCGGCGTCGGTGAGCGATGATCTCTTTACCATCGTCGGAAAGGGCGTAACGACTATTCCAGAGCTGGCTCAGCATCTTGGACAGCTTACGGCGGTGGCGGCTCCAGCGGGGGTGTCCCTCGATGAGGTCGGCGCGTCGGTGGCAACGCTAACCCTGCAAGGGCAGTCTACCGCCATCGCGGTGACGTCGGTCAGTGCGGCGATTATGGAGCTGTCCAAACCATCGACTGATCTTGCCAGGGCGCTTGCTGCTGCGGGCATATCGAGCGATAACCTGATCAAGTCCGGCCACGGCTTGACGGGCGCTTTGCAGCTCCTCGAACAGGCGTCCGAGCGCACTGGCCAACCGATCAACCGGCTGATACAGCGCGAAGAGGCGCTGCGGGCGATCATGCCGCTGCTCTCGACTGGAGCACAGACCTACGCTGCTGACCTTGCCGCAATGGCCGACAACGCGGGCGCGGCGGATGAGGCGTTCCGGCAGATGGGCGGATCCGCCGACCGGCTTAAAGGTCAGACCGCGCAGGCGTTCGAGATGGCAAAGCAGAAGGTTGGAGAGGCCATCATCGAGACTGAAGCGTACAAAGATGTCCTGTCGGGTGTCAAGGGTCTTTTTATCGGTATAGCGGAAGATGCTGATGCGGCTGGCGTAGCGATGGTCAACGCCGCAAACGACTCGGAGCGGCGGTGGATTCAGGTCGGGCAGTCGATTCAGCAGGCTTTCGGGTGGGCTGTAAAACTTTGGGACCTGGCAGATAAGGGCGATAAATGGTTGGAGTCGCTTGATAAAGAAAACAGCTGGAATAAGCTGCTCCAAAAGATTGACGCACAGCAAACACCTCGGCGCACCGTTGAGCAGCTTTACGGTCTTGTCGATAATCCGCGCATGTCGGACTATTACGACGGAAACGCTCATAAAGATAATTCGGCGGCGGTCTTGAAATCGACGGAGGCGCATACGGCGCACTCAGCGGCGGTCGGACGCGCTTCAAAGCAGACTGATGAACTTTCCGCTGCGGCTCAGAGCGAAGCGTTGGAGCTGGCGAAGGCGGTCGAGTGGTACGCGAAGTACACGGAAGAGTTCCCTGGACAAATCCAGCTTATGAAAGAGGAGGCCGAAGGGCGCAAGGCAATAAACTCGCTTCTCAAGGCTGGTGCCATCGATATGACTCAGTATCTCGCCGTCGAGAAGAAGATGTATGAGACTTATGCCTTTGAAGAGGCTCAGTCTCAGTTCTTAAACGTGGGAGTTCAACAGGCGGGCGATGCGACGGGCCTCAATGCAACGAAGACCGTCAACAAGCTCGGTGATGCCGCTGAGGCTTTGACTTCAGCGGGGAACATTCTCGGCGGTCGGATTGGTGGCGCTTTTTCCAGCGTCGGCAACGGACTATCGATGCTTAGTGTTGACACGTCACAGATGACTCCCGACCAGATCGTCGCAAATCAGATTGGCGGGTACGCGGCCATTGTGTCGGGCGTCGGGCAGGCGGTCGGCGGATCGGTCGGCAACGCAATTTCGAGCGCAGCGTCTATGGCTGCGGCGGGTGCAACGATCGCAGGCCCGTGGGGTGCGGTGATCGGTGGGGTGGTAGGTCTTACAACTTCGATCCTTGGTGGCGATAAGCAGGGCAAGGCGCAGCATGATAGTGCTCGCCGATCCGGGTATGACCAGATGGTGCAGTCTGCACTCTCTGGAGGTACGGAGTCGCTGAGGCTTTTGCAGGGGGCTGGATGGACTTATGACGCTACGGTTGGGTACACTGGCATGGGAGCCATCGCGGGCAAACCAGCAGGGGCGCGCCTGCTTGGGGAACGTGCTGAGCAAGGCATGCAGGACCTGATGGATTACCTCGCTGTTATGGACACTGCGGGGCAGACCTTGTCGGAGTACATGACTCCGGCGACGCTCCGCGACATCCAGAGCGCAAAAACGCTACTGGAGTACACTATCGCTACTGTCGGCGATCTTGGTGGCGTGACGGAGGCGTACTGGGCGCAAGTGACTAAGACCGTGACGGGAGTGTCTGCTGACTCTATCGCTCAGACAATCCTCGATGCAATAGACAACAACTCGGCGGCGCAGGCTGGCGAGGCTCTCGTCGGCCAGTACGACGCGGCGATAAAGACGTCAATTCGCTCGATGGCGGTTTCGCAGTTTGTCAACGACGTGGCAATGGAGCTGCTGGCTCCGGTGCTGCAAGAGATGACTACGGCGATGCAGTCGGGAACCTTCACCGCGTCCTCGATGGCGGGCTACCTCGCGACGGCAACGAGTGTGATGGATCAGCTATCACCGATGATCACCGCGCTTGCGCAGTCTTTCGAAATGGCTGGCGTCTCTGGCTACACACCGACGCTTTTGGCGTCGTCGTACCGGTCACGTACCGATTACGCGCTCGCGCTTGCGGGGGTTCCCGGTTACGCCGATGGCGGCTCGATGGATTCGGGCTTCAAGATCGTCGGCGAGCGTGGTTGGGAACTGATGCACACTTCTCCGGGCCGCGTGATCTCTCATGATGACAGTAAGGCGATGCTCGATAACCGCCAGGTAGTCGCCCAGCTCGAAAAACTCCGGGAGGAGAATCGCATCATCGGAGAAACGCTTATCAAGCGAGTGCTCGACCTTGAAGCCCATTACGACAGGTGGGAAACCCGCGGACTAAAGACGGAGGCTGTCGTATGATTGCACAGTATAACGTCATTGAACCCATCGATGTGACGGATGCGATGCTTGTGTCATCCTCTGTTGCGGAGGATTCGACCGGTGCATGGGTGAGTGGACAAGCTTACACGGCAGGCAGTTTTGTTCACCGGGTAGGTACTCACAGCGTTTATGTTGCGAAGGTAGCTGTTACGAGTACGACGCCACCAGAGACTGACCCCGACCGGTGGGAAAATATCCGCCCGACCAACCGGTGGGCAATGTTTGACTACTCCAAATCAACCAAGACCACGGCGGTATCGTCGATGACGGTGGTTATGGCTTATGGTCGTATTATCGATACGGTCGCAGTATATGCGGCGACTGGATCGACGGTATCGATACAGATGACCGATCCTGTTGACGGGCAGGTATATGCGAACACGTTGACGATGGACGCATCGAATCCTCAATCATTCTTTGAGTGGTGCTTCGGGGGCCTCGCTCCGATCCCGAAAGTAATTTTTTCGGGGCTTCCGCCTTATGCTTTTGCGACAGTGACAGTCACAATTACCGGCAGTGAGGTGTCCGTTGGGGCTTTGGTGTCCGGACAGATGACAACGATCGGGGCGACCACGCGCGGGCTTGAGATCGAGCAGAAAGACTACTCAACAATCGAGACTGACGTTTACGGGGTGACAAGCCTTGTCGCCCGTGAGACGTCAAACGTCATGGATGCGAATATTGAGGTGCCAAGCGAGTTCGTAAACGCCCGATTCGCCCTTATGGAGAGGCTGACCGGGATACCGTGTCTGTGGATCGGGCTTGACGGGATGAACTTGCTGCCGTCCGTAATTCTTGGCTGGAAAGTCCAATTTAAGGCAGTTGTGGATTATTATCATTATTCTACGGTGAGATTAAAAGTGCAGGAGATCGCATGAGAGTAACAGGCCCCGCGGATATGTCGGCCTCTGACGTGCCACAAAACAGGATAGAGTCCAACTTCAACGCAAAGATGCAGGCATGGGCCAATAAGTGGCCAGCCTTCGCAACGTGGATGTGGAATGTCTGGCAGGACTGTTATGACAATGCGACGACGCTCCTTGACCTTGCGGAGATACGCGCCGATATGGTCACCTATTTGGCGGGCACATTTGCCAAACTTGCGACGATAGGGAACCATACCGGAGTTATCGTTTCGTCGTCGGCAACAGTGACACTCACTCATGCCGACGTAGGCAAACATGTGCATTTGGGCCTTGCCGGGGCTCAGACTGTGACGCTTCCAAATACTACCGACCTGCCAGCCGGCAGCACGGTGAACATCTCAAAAATAACCACTACGGGATCGGCGACGATCACGGGATACTCTGCAAATCAGATCGATAGCGGGAACGGTGTCGCGACAAGTCTGACGATTCGTGGGATGGAGGAGTGCGTTGCAGTATGGGGCGGATCATACTGGCTGCTTCGCGGGTCAATCCTTCAGCGGATCGCCGAGTCGGCGCTGGGGGGTGTCCAAAATGTCACGTCGTCCCGAAATTTCGGGACGACCTACACAAACACGACAAAGCGCCTTATGCTGCTCATTCTTGGGTGGTATGACACTGGCGCTGGGGTGGCAATGCTTACGTTAGTTGACTCTATAGGAACAAAAACGGTTTCCTATATCGATATAACTGGACAGGTTATAGGGTCGATTACGGTACCGATACAGCCAAATGGCTCTTGGAATATGTCCACGTCAGGCATCACGAAAAGTTATGTATGGGAGTACTACCTATGAGTATGGAATACTATTTGGATCAGCACGGCACCCCGTGGGCATTTGAGGCTACGACAGAGCAGGTTGTGGTCGATGAGATCGCGGACGCCAACGGAGTGACGTTGACGGCGATTACTGAGCAAGAGTATGTCTCAATTATCAACCCTCCGCCGTCGCTTTCTGATGTGATGGCGGGCAAAATCGCCGAACTCGAAGAAGCCTATTCCTCTGCAATGCAGACAAGCGTAGAGTTCATAACTGCAGCAGGAGTCACGGCAACATTTCAGGCTGACCGGACGAGCCAGGAACTGCTATTAAAGGCAACGACCGGGTTCGGGATTTACGGAGCGACCAATCCAGGCTTTTACTGGTTGGCAGAGGATAATACGAAAGTACCGTTCACGCTTGCTGACTTGAGCGGTCTGTATCTCGTCATGCTCATGCAGGGGGGCGCGGCATTCCAGCGTTTGCAAGATAAGAAGGATTTGGTACGCCGTGAAGGTGTGACGATTGCTGAAGTGCAAGCGGTGGTTTGGTGATGATGTATAGGTGTGTAATTACGCCACATTAGGCCGCCGTTTACCGCCGGTTTAAATGGCGTTAAATTTCACGAACTATCTGCAAAAATTTCACGAACTGTTTGCGCGGTTATATTCATTCCCCGCCAATCTCGTCCACCAGGTCCACAATTCTCCTTTTTCAGATTTCCAGATTTCAGATTTCCAGAAATCAGATTTTCAGGGTTTCAGGAGGGGACTGGGGCGAAGAAC